AACCTGTTCTCGGTGGCCACGACGACGCTCTCTGGCGGGACGCCAATCGTCAATCACGTGATCATCTATCCAGAGGCAACCGGGCATCCCCCCGCCATCGGTGTGGCGGGATCCGACGGCAACCAGGACCTGCGTCTGGTGGTCAAAGGCACCGGCGTCGTGTGGATGGGCTCGGGGGCAGGCCCGGCTTCGGTGCCAAGCAACTTTTCTGCGTCGGACTGGATCAAGATCAAGGACGGCGTCGGCACCGTGTATTATATGCCGGTCTCTACATCGACGTGGTGACAATGTACGACAACCCTCTCATCTACGCACTCGTCCAGCAGCGGAACCAAGCGCTGGATAACTGCGCGCTCCTTGCGGCTCGGGTCGCGGTGTTGACCGAAGAAGTAAAGCGCTTGACGGAACCGACGCCAGCAGCAAATAGCGAGACGGAGGGTGTCCCTCCATCTGGTGGCGATGAGCCGATCCCGTTCCCGGGCGCCAAGCGGTAATGTCCCTAACTACATCCGGGACGTACACCTACTCGGCGTCAGCTATCAATCTGCTGACCGCAGCCCTTCGTATCGCGCAAGTCATCGGTGACGAGGAAACGCCTACTGGGCCGCAGCTTCAGAACACGCTCGACGCCTTCGCGGCGATGATCAAGGCGTGGCAGGGAACCGGCATACACCTTTGGTGCGAGGAAGAGTGCATCCTCTTCCTGCAGCCGTCCCTGACCGCTGTAGCCAACGCGCCGGGCCAGACCCTTTATCAGCTCGGCCCAGGCTCGCCGGACCACGCCTGTCTCTTCCAGCAGCTTACGCAGACGACTTTGGCAAGCACCGCTGCGGCTGCTGCCTCGATGATCACCCTCACGAGTGCGGCCGGCGTCCAGAGCGGCGACAACATCGGCATCCAGCTTGACGCCGGGATCAACTACTGGACGACGGTGGCCAGCACGCCAAGCGGGAATGTAGTTTCCTTGACCGCATCGCTGCCGTCCCAGGCCACTGGCGGGGCGATCGTCTTCGACTACACGACACCCCTCATGCGGCCTCTACGTGTCATGGGCGGGCGCCGCTACGTCTATTCGTCAGGGATCGACACGCCGCTACAGATGTGGGCGCGGCTGGACTACCAGGCACAGCCCAACAAGATGACTCCCGGCACGACGACGGCGTTCTTCTACGACCCGCAGACTGGCCAGGGAGCCTATACAAATGCGGTCGGTCAGATGAACGTCTGGCCGTCCCCGCAGACCAACCAGTTCGGCATGCGATTCACAGCGCAGCGACCGATCCAGGATCTCGGCACACTAGCGAACCTGCCGGACTTTCCCGTCGAGTGGAATGCCGCGCTCAAGTGGAACTTGGCGATGGAGATAGGCCCCGAGCACGGAACGCCTGTGGAGCAGATGTCGATCATCGACAAGCAGGCGACGAAGTACTACACGATGGCTTCCGAATGGGACCGCGAGCCTGAGTCGATCATGTTCGGCGTCGCCATGCAGCCGGGCTACCGGAGGGGCTGATGGAGTGGCAGTTTGCCGCTCAAGCGTGGACCGGCCGCAGTCCGCAGCTTCTCAATCAAGAGGCGATTAACGCCTTCGTTGAGCCAACGCCCAAGGAAGGCAAAACGCAGCTTCCAGTCTACGGAACGCCGGGACTGTCCCTGTTCTCGCGCATGGGGAACGGGCCGATCCTTGGCGCACATGTCATGGGCATGTCGCTCTACGTGCTGTCTGGGCCGGACCTATACTACATCACGCAGCAAAGCGTCCTGAGCGCCGGCCTGGGAAACACGGTCGAAGCCATATACATTGGCCGCACCACCATCAGCACCCTGGCCTCTATGGCCGACAACGCTCAGCAACTCGTCATGGTAGACGGCGATGTGGGCTGGATTTATCAGCCGGGCGGCCTTTATCAGACCACGACGGAGACGGCGGTGGCCGGATCGACGGAGATACCCGCCAATATCACGGGCACGATTACGGCCGGCGACCCTCTTGTCGTGGGCCTCGATAACGGAGCGATATTTCAGACGACGGCGCTTTATACCGTTTCTGCCGCGGGGGGCACGATATACCTCACCGACCCTATCCCGTCCCAACTGACGGCGGGGGCCATCATCATTGATCAGTATCTTGACCTTGCCGCCATTACGGCCCCGGCCTTCATGCCAGCAAGCACAGTCAGGTATTTCGATGGTTACTTTGTATTTGCGGCCACGAATACACGCCAGTTCTTTCTGAGTTCAATCAACGACGGCACCCAATACAGTGGACTAGACTACGCGACTGCTACCGCGGGGTCCGATTACATCATCGCGGTCGAGATTTACCACGAACAGCTTCTCTTGATGTGCGGCCTTCATATCGAGATTTGGTGGAACAGCGGCGCTGCGGCGTTTCCGTTTCAGCGCTATGACGCGGCAGAGATCGCCCGCGGTCTTGCGTCTAGGCTGGCTGTTGTGAGTGAGGACAACACCGTCTTCTGGATGGGCGAGGATGGCATCTTCTACCGCCTCAACAACTTCCTGCCGCAGCGCGTGAGCACATTCTCGACCGAGCACGCCTGGGCGCAGTATCCACTAAAGTATCTCGATTGCTCGGGATTCTGTTTGGACCAAGAGGGCCACAAGTTCATCATCCTGAACTTCCCCAGCGGCCTTGAAACCTTGTGTTATGACATTGCTGCCAGCGGTGCTATCGGGGTGCCGCTGTGGCACCAAAGGCAGAGTCGCGGATCGCGCACAGTCTGATCGGAGGGGTTAGGTGACAGTCTCAGCGTGGACCGTCTACAGCAACGCGGCCGAGGAAGTTAACAACGGCTCCTTCAATCTGACCAGCAACACCCTGGTCATGTGCATGCTGACCACCGCCTACACCCCGGCGCCCAACACTGACTCAACGTGGAACAACTGCTCCACGTATGAGGTTGCCACAGGTTCCGGCTACACGCAGGGGGGCGTCGTCCTCTCTGGACAGAGCGTCAGCCTAACGTCGGCGACCGTCACCTTCACATGCACGTCGCCTACCTGGACCACATTCGCGGCGACGTTCCGGTTCTTGGTCATTGCGCGCCGGGCTGGCGGTTCGTTGGCGAGCACCGACCTGTTGCTCTGCTATTGTGATGCCACGGGGGGCGGTTCGATAACCGGAGGCGGGGGCACCTTCACTGTGGCCATTTCTGGGTCCGGTATCTTCACGACCACACATAACCCGTAGCCCATGTCGGGATCCGTCTCGCCGCCCACTGGATCGGTCGTTCTCACCGGTTACGCGCCGAGTTTTATCCAGAACGTCGTGTCGGTTCCGGCCGGCTCAATCGTCTTCACCGGCTATGCGCCCAGCTTTGTCATCGGCAATACGATCGCTGTTCCAACCGGATCGGTGGTGCTGACCGGGCATGCCCCGACGTTCATCAATACCTATTCTGGTGTCAGCGTCCCGACTGGCGCGATCATCCTCACCGGCTATGCGCCGATGCTCAACAACGGGGGGTACTTTACGGCGCCTTCGCCGTCCGGGTCCCTGGGCCTGTGGCGCGGCCAGTGTGGGATCAACTGGATGGGCTTGGCCCTGGTGGGCGATGCCTTTAGCAACGTGCTTGGTCTGAGCGACTTCAACGCCTTTACGGAATATGGCCAGGTTCAGGAGTTTGTAGTCGCGACACCGCCTCTCCACGACGATCGTAAGCGCATCTTTGTCCCCAGGTTCGAGATAGAGGTGCAGGCTGGTCAAGGTCTGCCTGACGCCGCCGCGCCACAGATGATGTTGGAGATCAGCAAGGACGGCGGCATGACGTGGCAGGCCCTACAGCGCTGGCGTTCGATGGGCACGACCGGCGAGTACATCCAACGGCTGCGGTGGATCAACCTGGGGAACTCGCGGACCTGGGTGTTCCGGCTGCGCTGCACCGATCCGGTGAGGCGCGCTGTGATTGGGGTTTACCACGATGCGTATAAGGGATACGGCTGATCACCGTTGCCCTCACCCCAATCGCACTTGACCAGGCCATCGGGCAGACCGCCGGCGGCATCCTTATCTATCCCACCATGTTCTTCGGCCAGACCGTCCAGCGCATTCTTTCGGTCGCTGGGGGACAGACTTCGGTCGCGCTCACACCGGTTACGGGCGACACCGCAATCGGGCAGACGGGCAAACCGGTCCCCGGCGTTCCGAACGCTGATCTGGTCTATCCGTCGATGTACTTCACCCAAATGGTCCAGCGCATCAACAGCCGCCTTGGAGGGCAGACTTCGGTCGCTCTCACCCCAATCGCCGGCGACCAGAACATCGCGCAAGGGGCGGTTGGCTTGGTGCTCCCGACTCAATACTACTTCCAGGTCATGCAGCGCGTATTCACGGCACTTGGCGCGTAAGCTACCAATCTGTTATTCCGTAGCGTCAGCGAGCCGAGCAGCGCCCGTCGTCTTCACAGAGCAGGACGATCGCAGCCGTGCAGAAGCCAAAGCCATACCGCCAGATCAAGCAGCCCCCGATCGTCGAGATCAAGCTGTGCCCTGGTCTGTTCGTCAAGCAGATGGCGCTGGAGGCCGCGGACTCCTGGGTGCCTCAACACAGCCACGCCTTCGCCCATCTCTCGATGGTCGCCGCCGGAAAGGTCGCCGTCTGGCGTGATGGGCAGTTCTGGGGGGACTTCGAGGCGCCGACCGGCATCCTGATAGAGCCTGGCGTTAAACACACGTTCCATTCGTTGGTGCCTCACACCGTCATCTATTGCATTCACCGAGTTGGGGCGGACGGCGAGCCGGAAATACTTGAGGAACACCAGTTCGGGACCGCTCTCTGATGCCGTTCGGCCCGATCATCGGCGGCGCTCTGGCTGGCGGCGGGGGCCTGCTGAGCGGCATCTTCGGCTCGGACGCTTCGAGTAAGGCTGCTCAGCAACAGGCGCAACTTGAGCAGCAAGCGCTCAATTTCCAACAAAGCGTCTACGGCAACTTGCAGACGCAGCTCAATCCGTATGTGACTGCCGGCCAAAATGCGCTGGGTTCCATACTCGGGTTCTACGGACTGCCGGGTGGCAATTCGACCGGGGCGAGTGCTGCCTTCAATCAGTACACCCAAACGCCATCCTACCAGTTCCCGCTGCAGCAGGGGAATCTGGCGATCAACCGCCAACTCGCGTCATCCGGCCTCACCAACTCGGGCGCGGCTCTCAAAGACGCCACCGCATACAACCAGGGCTACGCCAGCCAGGGCCTTTCTCAGTGGCTACAGGGCCTCGGCGGCATCGCGGGGGCCGGACAGAGCGCAGCCGGCACGATCGGGCAGCAGGGCAACGTGGCAGCCGGAACGCTGGGGCAGGGAAGCCAGTACATAGGCAACGCGCTTGGTCAGGGGACGGTTAACAGCGCCAACGCTTTGAGTTCCGGTATCAACAACCTGCTTCCGGGCCTGATCGGCAACAACAGCGCCAGCAGCTACGGCGGCTCGAACTCAGCCGTTGGTCAGCTTTCGAGCTACATCGGGAGCCTCTTCAGCGGTGGTTCGGGCGGTTACAACCCGACGAGCGCCGGGTTCACCGGCAACGTGGATAGTTCTGGTGCCAATACCCTTCAGTCTCTCGGGTTCTTCAATCCGGTGAGCGGCTAGATGAGCGCGACTATTCCGGCCCCCGTCGTTCCGTCACCATGGAATGCCCTCAGCGACTTTTACAACGCCCAGACAGCAGCGACCGGTCCGGCCCGCGCTCAAGCACAGATCGGTCTGACTCAGGCACAGGGAGCGCTGACTGGCCAACGGGCTATCGGCGCATCCATTCAAAACCGCCTGACGCAAGGGCGCATCGGACTGCTAGGGATCGGCGGCAACGCGCCCCAGACGCCCGGCGCGGCGCCTGGACCGCCAACGCCCACGAGCGCGCCTATGCCATGGCAGACTCCGCCGCCGTCCGGTGGGGGCATAGCGACCGCGGGACAGCCCGGGGGGGCGCAGCAGCCTTTCACTGGCCCTGGCGGCGTCTGGATCCCAGGGCTTGGGGCCGTCCCTCAGTCCGACGCTTATGGCTGGATGGGCAACGGCGACAACGCCCAGGTGCAGAAGTCCAAGGCAATCAAGCTGGCGCAGATGACCCAGCAGGCATTCACGCCGGACGGTCGTGTCGATCCGGCGGCGTTCAATCAGGTTGTCTACAACGCCTTTCAGGAAGGGTTGATCGACAACAACGAGGCGGCGCACTGGTACGGCCATCCTGAGATCGAGCAGGCATGGCAGAACTCGACGCTCCAACCGAACGAAATGCCGCAGGTCCAGGGGGCCCAAGCCGCGGCCAAAGCGCAAGCGGATGTGGGGCCAGCAATTCAGACTGCGGCTGGTGTGGCGCAAGCGCAGGTTGGTCCGGCGATCCAGAGGGCCGCCGGAGAGGCCGCAGCTAAGGCACCCTATGCGGACGTGATCGTGTCTGTTCCGACTGGCCAAGTCGACTCTGCCGGCATGCCGATCATGCGTTCTCAGCAGATGAATCGTGCGCAATGGGCGCAGTACTCGCAGGCCAATCCTGGGGCGCGGCTCGAAACCGCGGCGGATCGTGGCAACTCGGCGGTGACAATCTCTCCCGATGTCTTTGTCAACCGCCTCGTGCAGCATGAAAGTGGCGGCAACTATCAAGCACAGGCCCAGACATCGAGCGCTGGGGGGGGCGCCCAGTTCACCGAAGGCACATGGGCCGACCTGATGAAGTCGCGGCCCGATCTAACGCAAGGGAAGACCCCGGCTCAAATCTCGGCCATGAGGCTCGACAATTCCCCCGCAGGGAAGGCCCTTCAGAACGAAATGGCGCTCGCTTACGCGCGTCAGAACGCCCCCTTGCTCGCCCAAGCCGGATTGCCAGTGACGAGCCTCACACTGGGATTGGCCCATGGTTGGGGTCCCCAGGGCGCTCAGACCATTCTGAATGCGCCGCCAAATACGCCAATCACGCCGGCACTGGTCGGGAGCGCGGCTTATCAGGCCAACCCGCAGTGGCAGGGCAAGACTGTGGGCGACGTGCAGGCCGACGCCTTCAAGGCCTATGGCGTCAATCAGGTTGATCTCACCCCGGGTGCCGCTGCTGCGGCTTCCGCGCCGGGACAGGGCGCCGCTCAGCCCGTCGCGGGGCCGACCCAAGCGACTGCCGCGCCGGCCGCGGCACCAGGTATCCCGGGGCAAGTGCAGCCGACCCCGACGCAGACGACTGCGGCGCCCCTCAAGGCCGACCTCTTCAAGAACGACTCTGAGGAACTTCCGAAGATACAAGGCGCGGCCAGCGTGGCCTCGCAGGCCCAGAGCAGTTTGCTGCAAGCCAAGCCACTCATCGCGCCCGCCATCACGGGCGCCGGCGCCAATCTGCGGCTGGCTTACGCTAGCGTCCTCCGCACCATCGCGCCGTCCATGGTGGATAGCTTCATGGATGCGACCGGGGCACTTCCGAAGGACGCCACAGCGGCGACGGAGGAACTAAACAAGCTGTTCTTCAACAACGTGACGAACGCGGAGACACAGCTTGCAGGGCCGGGCGCCAGTGTTCGCATCGGCGCGATGCTGACCAAGTTAACCGCCCAGGCAAACCCATCCATCAACATGCAGAAGCCAGCGCTCACCGACATGGTCAACATGCTGCTGGTGCGCAATCAAATGGTCAAGGACTACGCAAACGGGGCGGCGCAGTTTTTCAACGACAACGCGATCCCGTATATGAATGATCCGTTGAAAAAGCCGTACACACCGCTCAACAACTATCACAACCGCTACGAGCAAACTGGTACTCCAGAGTCAGTCAACACCTACGTCGCGGCGACTGAGGCGCTGAACGGCAAGCCCGCGACTGAGTGGCAGAAGGGGCTCAGTCCGCAGCAAGTCGCGGCGGCGGCGGGAGTCGCCGCCCGAGCGGACCCGGTCAACGGGGGCGTATTCAATCGCAAAGGCGTCTGGGTTCCAGCGTCGGTAATCCTACGACAGTCCGGCGCCCCCAATGGGTGACACCGCCAGCGGAGTTGTTCTGGTTCCTCCCGGCCAGCAGCCAGGATTGCCGCCGGTTAGTCTTCCGGCATATCCCGCCGGAACGCCCCAGCCCCCCTCCCAGAACGCCGTTATCGATGTCGGCTCCCCCACGCTTGCCACGCCCAACCTCGACGCCACGATGGCCCGTCTGCGGGCGCAGCAGGCACAGCCGCCGGTCTCCACGGTAACTATCAAGCCGAGCGCCAAACAGACGGCACAGACCCAGGGTGGCCCGGACTGGTTGGAAAACTACACGCCGGACCAGGCGCCGCAGCCAGCAGCCGGCCCGGATTGGCTCGAAAACTACCAGCCTCCCGCGGCCGCCGCTACGACACCTCCGACCACCCCACAGCCTGTGCAGTCAAAGGCTTGGTATCAGCCGATCGTCTCTGATGTTCTCAATTCAGATCAGTATCTTAAGGGGCTGCAGACCAGCATGGTTCATGGGGCGACGTTCGGCCTCGATGAGATACTTTCGCCGGTTCCCGCGGCCGCAGCGAAGTCTTTGATGCAGGGCATCCCGTTCAGCCAAGCCTATGACCAGGTCGTCCAACAGCAGCGTGCGCAGCGAACCCAATTTGAAAACGCCAACCCTGCCGCCAGCACAGCAGCAGAGGTGGTCGGTGGCACTGCGGGCGCTGGGGTGTTTAATCCCCTTTTCCGCAGCGTCACTGCGGGTGCTCCGCTCGCAACCAGAGCAGCCGCAGCCGGCCAGAACATCCTCACGGGGGCGGCGCTGGGCGCTGGAACAGGCTTCACATCGGCGGACGGCGATGTCCAACAGAGGCTCCAGGGGGCCGAGTCAGGGGGTGTCGTCGGGGGTGTCCTTTCGGCTCTTCCCCCGGTAATCGGCGAAGCATACCGCGGCGTTCGGAACGCTATCGAGCCGCTGGTTAACCCGAGCCTCGCAGGCCAGCGAACGGCCGGCACGATTCTGAATGAAGCGGCCGAAGGCCCCTTCCCAACCATGGAGCCGTCGCCGGTTCCGGGGCTGCCGCTGAACGTCGCCCAAGCCGCGCAGGGCGGTAATACCGGCTTAGCTCGGCTGGTCAACACGATCAGCAACGACCCCTCTTTCCCGGGCGGTCCAGCAGCCCACACCGCAGAGCAGAACGCTCAGAACCAGGCGGCATTGAGTGTCGTCCATGGCATCGCCCCCAACGCCGACGCGGAGGCTGGTGCCGGGAAGGCGTCCACAAAAGTCACAAGAGCCATCGCAGGAGAGAGGGATAAGACGGCGCCAGGGGGGCGTCAGCCGGGCGCTAAGCCGATATCGGACACAGAAGAAAAGCGGCTCTGGAACACGCCGGCGATGACGAAGCCAACCGTCAGCACCGACGTTAGCAAGAAGATGATGGGAGATTACCTAGCAAAGCTAAAGGCTGAGCGCTCCGGACTTTACGACCAATATGAGGCGTCCAGTCTCCCGGCGATCGTTCGTGATCTCATGGGAAAACCAGAGAAGATATCAGCAAAAGAGCTCAACACTATCCGTTCTGATCTGTTGACAATGTCACGTGATCCGAAAGCGGATGATCGAGTACAAAAAATTGCGAGGGAAATGGCGAAGGTTGCAGAAGATGGCCTCTGGAAAGCCCCAGAGGTAGTTGGACGGGGGCAGTTTACGGAAGCAAGGCGCGTTCCGGCGCCAGAGTGGGGCTCCGGCGCACTTAAAACTGTCGCCGTGAACCATCCCGAGATCCCGCCAGACCCAGATATCGTCCGGGATCTCCGCGCGGCCAGGGCCTTCACACAACGGGAGGCTGAGGTTCTAGGCCACAACTCCTTTGACGCCATCCTGAGGCGCAACGGCGCAGGCAACGACACCGTGACGCCGGGGACCGCGCTCAATCCATTCTTCGATTTCAAGACCGGCACAGCGCGCCCTGGCTCAATCGCCAACGTGGTCAAGTTCCTGGGAGACATCAAATCCTCCTGGATGCAGCTTAACGCCGCCCAACGCGCCGGCACCTATGACCCAGCGAAGATCGACCCCGTCATGCGCGATCTCGTGCAAGGAACGCGGGACTTCATAATGTCCAAGATGCTGGCCCAGGTCAGCAATTCGGCGCGCGATCAAGCGGGAGAGCTTCGCACCCAAGCGGCTCGAATCTCTTATTGGATCAACACCAACACCGACATGCTCCGTGAAAGCGGCATCTTCACGTCAGCACAGATGGATGCGCTCAACGCCCTCGGTCGGGCGGGCGAAATGATGCAGCGAGGGATCGAACTTGGGAGAGGGGAAAATTCGGCGACATTCGGTCGTCTGATGGGGAAGAGCTGGATCGATTCTTTCCTGTCGCCAACGATTGCCGGGATTGCCGGACGAGCGACTGGGGCCATCGTAGGGGCGGCCCTGGGGCACGCCGCGTCGGATTCGTCTCTCGGCTTTCTGCTCGGGGCAGAGGGCGGTTACTTGGGGACGGATCTATTTCAGCGCCTCTATTCGGCACCCAAAGAGCAGGCGTTGGAATGGCTCAATCGCGGCATCCGCGATCCTAGGATCGCCGAGGATCTAGTGAGGACGGCGAACGCCCAGACGGCGAGGCGGATGAGCCCAGCCACGAACCGTTGGCTTCAGTCGTTCCTGGCGACTGTTCCGGCTTCCAACGTCAGTAGGATCGGAAGCGCCGACAAAGCCTCGCAAATAGCGCCAACTGCAGCAGCAGTACCAGCGGCCATAGCGGCGCCGACGCAATGAGAACGACCGCCGTCAGAACGAGGGTCGGAAGAACCCATACGACCATGACGATCGCTCCTGCCGTCGCGCAGATAATTCGAGCCAAGCGGAGACCGGTCATATGAAGAGGTCCTTTGTCGCGCCAAAGCTGCCAGCGGCTCCGGTGTCCGAGAACGTCAAAAAGGTGCGCCGCCAATATGGTGCGCCAGGCCTCTTTGCGCATCACCCGCCATCCGAATCTGGGTCTCGATCGCCCCTCAGAATGGAGCGACCGCGCGGCGGCAAGGGTCCACGCAATGCAGGGGAGGCATAGAGGATGGCCTACACCGGCTCGCAGTACTTCACCCCCAATCCATTCGAGATTACCTCAACAGGGCAACCCCTCGCGGCCGGCCGTCTGTTCTTCTACGCGACCGGCACCAACACCCCGCAAAACGTCTACGCCGATCCCAACCTGACCACGTCGCTCGGGAGCCAGATTACCGCGGACGCCAACGGACGCTTCGGGTCCATCTGGCTCATCCCGACGAACGCCTACAAGGTCCAGCTTTGGACCGCGGCGACGGTGGATAATCCGACTGGATCGCAGATATGGTCGATCGATCCGGTTGGGCCGGCTGCCGGTGGCGTCCCCACCTCAACGGCCGGCATCATCGGAGAGGTGCGTGCGTTCGCTGGCTATAGCAGTCAGATCCCGGCCGGATGGTACGAGTGCTACGGCCAGGCGGTGTCGCGAACAACCTACGCACAGGCGTTTTATCAAATCGGAACGCAGTGGGGCGCGGGTGACGGCTCGACCACCTTTAACCTGCCTGACCTGCGCGGATCAGCGTTGTTCGGCGCCGACAATATGGGCGGCAGTCCCGCCAACCGGCTGACAGCGGGCGGGAGCGGGGTTCCTGGCAACACAGTCGGAGGCACCGGCGGTAGCCAGTACACGCAGAACCACAATCACGGTATCAACGATCCAGGACACAATCACGCCCTCACCGACCCCACCCATTATCATGCTTTCGAGACGCAGGACCGAGGAAGCAGCAACCCGGACGGAATACCAAACAGTGACGCGGGCGCGGCTGGCCCGAACGGCGCAACGGCGTCTGCGTCCACCGGAATTACGATAGCTTCCGCAGTAACAGGAGTGACCGCG